TGCGATTTTCTACTGGATCGTAGTCGTTGACGTTGAATGATGCCATGTCAGGCCTTTCTGTGTTAGGTGATGACAGTATAGGGCTTACTTGTCACTCTTCTTTGTTTTTGAGTTGACCGTTTCGATAGCCGAGTTGATTGAGTTGTCGAAGTCCTCGTCTGGCACTTGACCCTTGCCAGCGTAGGTGAACAGAATAGCCATGAGAAGCCCTAGGACGGCTCCTGTAGCCCCGAACTGGGCTGACTCGAGTGGTTGTAACCCTTGGAGGCTCCCAGCCCCTAGAAAAGCGATTCCAGCCCCGAGCGCGAATGCTGCGACACGGGTGACTCTTTTGAGCGGGCTACTTTTTAGCAGGTTTTTTAGCAGCTGGTTTTTTGGCAACTGGTTTCTCCTCGTCGTCGACGGTGATTGTCTGAGGCGTGAGAGTGGCCTCGATGAGTGGTAGCGGGTCGCAGACTGGGCTTGTTGCCAGGTTGATTTTGTCACCGGCCATTAGGTGCAGATGTGCGCCAGATGTGGCTGTGCCTGTGTTGCCTGACTTGCATAGGACTTGGCCGCCCTTGACTGGGTCGCCAACTTTCCAGAATTGTGCCTGGTCTTCGAGCAGGTGGTAATAGCCAAAGATGACAACCTCGAGCTTGCCTGCCTGGATGACCGGTGCGCTGATTTCGATAAAGTAGCCGAGCACGTTTGTGTGGCCGATGTTCTTGACTCGACCTGATCCGATTGCCAGGAGCGGTGTGCCTGATTGCACGGCGTAGTCGATGCCGCGGTGTGAGCCTAGCCCTAGTTTCTTGCGCAGTGCGCTGTGAGTGCCGAATGTGTCGCTAATGCGCGAAGGCTTGGCTGGGTGGAATGTTTGAACGGTTACTTGCTTAGGCATTGGTCATTACTCCTTGCGCGATTGCGACGATTGAACCACCGATTGCTCCGGCGAAGCCCATGAATAGATATATCTTTTTTTGTAATTCACGAACGTCGCGCTCGAGTTGCTTGTATCCGTTCATCTCGGCCTTGAGCGTTGCCAGGTCTTTGATGATTGTGATTAGCAGCTCTCTGTCGGTGGTCTCAGGCATTTGTTCGCTCTACCCAGTCTTTAGCCTCTTCGCTCCAGACATAAGAGTTACCGTCTGCAGGGTAAGTCTTTGGCGCGATCCATGTCCAGTCATCGGCATCCCATTTCCATGATGCGAATGGTTTGGCTGGTTTGAACTGACCAGTGCTGGCGACGAACGTGTCGCCGATTCCTGCGAAGCGTTTGCCGAATGTGGCATTGTATGAGGTTTGAACCCATTTGCCCTCGAGGCCGATGCTGTTGAGGTATGCCTCGCCGTTCTGTTCGTGTGCGTTGTCAACGACGACGACCTGGGTTACTATTCCGTCTTCGATTTTTGCAAAGTGTGCCATGTCAGTCTCCTATGCCCAATACTTGATGATGACGCGACCAGAGCCGCCAGCTGCGCCATTAGGTGCTGATACGTTGCCGCCGCCACCGCCGCCACCTTGGTTTGCGGTGCCTGCTGTTGCAGCTGTGCTGGAGGCCGAACCGTTTCCTGCTCCGCTACCACCAAGATTTGTCGGGAACGATGAGCTCTGCGATCCACCGCCACCACCACCACCATACATTCCGAGGTAGGCTCCGCCTCCTCGAGATACTGATGTGGTAATAGCATTGGCACTCAACCCGCCATAACCTTGTGAGCCTGCGCTAGCGATGTTCACCGAGTTTCCAGATACCGGATAGATAACGTGTGGCATTTGGCCACCGCCACCACCGCCGACCATGCTTGAGCCAGTGTTTGATGCGCCACCACCGCAGCCACCGTTAGCAGGAGGTGCTGGGGTTGATGTGCCGTTGGCATAACCTCCGCCGAATGCTGTGATTGTGGTCAAGCCTGAACCGCTGATTGAAGTGCTGCCACCTTGACCGCCTGCAGCGGTGCCTGTGCCTGCTGTTCCACCTGCGCCAATAGTGACTGTGAGGCTCGCCCCAGCTGTGCATGATGCCATGGTGTGAACTAAACCGCCACCACCACCGCCACCGGCAACACCTTGCGAGACGTTAGCGGCACCACCTCCGCCACCTCCGCCAACGGCTAACACCTCGAGGGTGGTCACACCTGTTGGAACTGTCCAGGTAGTGGTGCTATTGAAAATGACTGTTTGCTCGACTTTGCCACCAGCCGGTGCTGGGAATACTGTGACGCTCATTAGATGATTACTCCGAATGCTGTGAATGTCAGTGCGTTAGCTGTGCTTGATCTAACTGTGACGATGTCAGTGTGCTCTAGTGCGATTCCAAGTGTGAATGCGTTGGAGGAGTTGGCAGCGATTGGCACGTCATACATGATTGCGTTTGTAGTGGCCGATGCCACTCCACCTGGTCTTGCAAAGACTCGAGCTGTGGCTGCGGTGGCTGTGACGTTTGCGATTACGAGAGTCGAAACGATTTCATGCTGACCGCTAGCAACGGTTATCAAGTCAACGTCTGCTGTGCCTGTTGGAGCGGCTTGCCCCAAGATTTTGTAAACTGGATTTGCCATTTTTTTATGCTCCCATTAGTAAGAATTGGTCGAGGTTTTTTGTTCCAGCCGGTGCTGTTGATACCGGTTGCCAGTTGAGGCCGTCGAAGTATTCGAGGGTTTGAGTCGATACAAGGTAAGTGACCATGCCCTCGGTTGCGATGCCGTAGAGTGCAGATGTCCTTGCGCTGTCATCGGCAAAGACCATGACGCTTTGGTTCATGAGGTAGTCCTGGACACGTGACGCTGGGAGCGTCTGTCCGTTTACAAAGTCAAACCAGCCGGCCATGTTTTACTCTTTCCATACTTCTAGGGTAGTGAACCAGTTGTTTACGTCGATGCTATGACTCACCCTGGTTACTGTGTAGTTTTGATTTATGTCTATGTTATCCGTCTGGTAGACAACTCCAACGTAATCGCCTGGCATGAACTCGGCTGCTTCTGTTAGGTCGCGGCTTCTGTCGATTGCCGGTGTGACTACTCGCTGAACTCGAGTGATTGGTTTAGGCGCAAACACGGCAGCAGCCCAGGCGTCTGCGTCGAGGGTGGTTGCTAGATCGACTGTGAAGTCTTCTGAGCGTTGGCCGAATAGGTCGATTGAGTCCTGGTCTGTGTACAGCTGCGTGAATAGCGGGTCGCCCATGAACTCGTATTTTTGTTTGACCAGCACGGTGTTATAGATTTCGTCGGACTGTGTGATTGAGTCTAGGTCTGCCATGCACAAGTGGCCAGGGTCGCCGTGGTTGTTGCCGATTGTGTAGATTGGTATGCCACTGTTGGCTCGAGGTCTGTAAATTAGGTAGCCGGTGTTTGGGTCGATGTGAATGAAGCCAAGTCCTGTGGTCAAACATTCGGCAGCGATTTGACCGAAAGTGGCGTTCAATACTTCGGTGCCTGTCATATACCATTCGGGGTTGATGCTGAAACTGTCGAACGGGATGACGAAGCCTGTTGCGGCAACTTCGTCGATTGCGAGCTGGAGGGCTTGGCTGGGCAATAGTGCTGAGACCGGCTGGTAGTCGAATCGACGGTTGACCAAGAGTGCCCAGAAGTCTGTTGCCTGGATCGTGATTTGGTTTGGCTGGTCTGGTGCATAAGTTACATCGATGTTGTCTACCGTGCCATGCCACAAGACTCGGCTGTAAAGGCCGCGGCTAAGTCTGACTCGAACTTCGGTGCCTGGCCTGATGAACGAATAGTTGTTTGGGTCGAACTCCCATGATTGTAGGTTCATGGTGGCGCGACCTGCATCGGCTTGAAAGTAAACGTTCGATGCTATTGACCCGCCAATGGTTGTCTGAACTCGGTTGACTTCGCATGCTAGGTCTTGCCAGGCTAATGTGCCTGCGCCGTCTGTGCCTAGAACATCCGAGCCACCTAACAAGCTGACGCCGAGCACGAAGACATTGTTCACGTCTTGCGGTAATAGCATCTCAACTTTTAGATCGGTGGCTATGTCGAAGTTATCGAGAACGGCCATCGCTATTCCTTGAGGCTTCTGAGGCTGCCAGTGAAACCATTACGGGTCGCGTTATTCACCGTGTTGACGATGTCCTGCGCGTTGACCTTGGGTGTATTGATTGTGATGTTGTTTTGAACCACCCTGCCCGAACCAAAGTCGAAACCTGTCTTGGGCACTGTTGGAGCCGGTGTCTTCAAAGGTGAGTTTGGGATTTGATACAAGCTTGGTCGCTTGGTTTCAACTGGTGCGCTACCAGGAGTGGCCAAGATTGCTAGAACTGTGGCAGCGCCGAGCACAAGCGGATTGAGTAAAGTAGTGGCGTTAAATACAAGCATGGCAGCGTTAGCGGCTTTAATAGCCACAGTGATTCCTGCGATAGTTTTAGCTGCACCACCGATAGCTGCAACTCCACCAACTAAAGGCAATAGCCAGTCTTTGTTCTTGATTGCCCAGTTGGCTGTGTTAGTCAATTCGGTCAATATATCGTGAGCCGCGTCGGCTATTCCCTGGAGCGCCTTTTGACCTGGAGGCGATATCATCCAAGTTGCGAACTTGTCCAGCACTGGCAGAAGTGCACTGCCCAGTTTTTCCTGGATCTCGCCAAAGATAATCTGCATGCGCTGGTAAGGGTCAAGATTGGCTGCTTCTGTTGCCGCGCCCCTGAACGCTGCTCCCATTTCTTCGATTGGGTTCTTGGAGCCTTTTAGGCTTGGGATAAGTTTTGTTAGCGCGGTGTCGCTGCCCTCAAGGGCTTTGGCCATGGCTTGCGTAACTGTGTCCAAGTCTTTGCCTGTTGCAGCTGAAGCGTCGAGCGCGATTTGCATAAGCTTGTTTGACTCGGTAACATCACCGGTTGCAATAAATAGTTTCTGGAATGCTGGTCTAAGTTTGTCGTCCGCAATGCCAGCCTGAATCTGCATCTTAGCGATTGATTTCTCAGCAGCCTTTACGCTGTCGTCAGTTGCCTTACCTGTGTTGATCATGGCAAGAGCTAGCAACTCCTGGCTCTTGCGATCTTCGATTGCTGCTTTAGTGGCTTCTTGCAACTCGTTCGTAATGACTTTGAAAGATAGACCAATACCAATGGCCGCAAACGCTTTGCCAATTCCTGCGCTAATCTTTTGCGCTGATTTGCCCATGGTGTTGAGGTCGCTTTGTGCGCCCTTGGTTGCGCTTGTGAGCTTCTTGAACTCGCCAAGGATTTCGACATTGAGAATTAAACTCATTTGCCAGACCTCTCCTCTATGGCTTCAATGAAAGCCCTATACTCCTGAAGCGTAAGTTGCCTGTAGTCCTTTGGGCTCATTCCTGTAACTAAACAGAAGTGCGCCATTCGTTCTAGAGACTCTTTTACGCTTGCGCTTTTGGGTCTGCAAGATACTCCGTCACCCAGTTAGTGGCCTCGGTGAAAGTCATCTTGCC